CAACTAACAGATGAGGAAATAGCGATTATTGGTGATAAATGTTTTGGAACTATGCATTACGAATTATGGTTACGAACAAATGAATTTGCTAGAGCAATACTTTTAAAGGCACAAGAGAAATGAACAATAAACCAATCGCTTGGAAAGTAATTGAAACAGATGATGATGGAAGTTTTACAACATTTACTGAAGTTGAGCCTGTATGGGCTGACAACGCTATTCCACTCTATACCCAACCAACAAAAACAATAACAGATGAAAAAATAACTGAAATATACAAAAAAGTATATGAAGAAGGACATGAAAATCAAGTTATTGCGTTGGCTAGAGCAATATTAAAAAAGGCACAAAAATGAACGATTTTTCAACACCATACCTTGCATTGCACAAATTAATGAAAAGTTTTCACGAATCTATTACTAAAGGCAATTATCAACAAGCCTATGAAATATCCGTGGATATAACTGACGTTTCCCAACAACTTGAAGATATAGCTAAAGGCCTGGCTAAAGAATATGGCATTTAATATTGATGTACCACAATTCGTTGTTGATATTAGCGAACAATTTGTTGAAAACAATAACCTAGGTCATCGGCCGGACGGTTCCAATGGCACCAAGGAACAACAACTGGTGGGTGTAATTGGTCAAAATATGATGGCTTTAGCCCTAGGCAAACCATTTATGCAACCATCTGAAGGTCATGATGGGGGCGTGGACTTTACCCTTTTTAATAAAACCATTGATATAAAAACAATGGGCAGAACCGTTACGCCAAAATTAGATTATGTAAACAATTTAATTGCATCACAAACCAAGTTTGATGTGGATTGTTATGTATTTGCTAGTCTTAACACTACTAACAGTAAACTAACCATATGTGGCTGGTTACCTAAAGCAACCTTTACATTCTTTGCAAAATTTTATGAAAAAGGCACAATTCGTGAAAGAACCAATAGCACTTCTTTTGAACTAAAAGCTGATACTTATGAAATTCAAAATGAAGATTTAATTCACAATATTTACAGTTGGCCGGATTTATTCCTTAATATTTACAATTATGACAAAAGCAGAAAGTGACCACTATGCTAGATTGGCAAGATTGGGGTGCATATTGTGCCAACAAAATGGAATTACTGACACCGACACCCCGGTGGAAATCCATCATATCCGCAGACATGGCCAGCCTAGGAAAACCGCAAAAACTATACCCTTGTGTATGTGGCACCATCGTCTTGGAAATTCCAGCGTTCATTCCCTTGGCCACCGTGGGTTCCAAAAATACTGGGGCTGGAGTGAAGAAGATTTGCACGAAAAAGTTGAAGAAATCTTAAATGACAATAATTAAATTACCTTATCCACCTAGCGTAAATACGTACTGGCGCAACTTTAGGGGTAATACTGTTTTAAGCCAGGCCGGCCGGGAATTTAAAACTGCGGTATCAGAATGTGTAATAGAACAAAACATACCCAAATTTGGCATTAAACGGCTTGAAGTGACGTTATGGCTATATCCACGGTCAAAGGTAGTGACTGATCTTGATAATCGCTTAAAGGCCGTTTTAGACGGTTTAGAAGATGCCGGTGTTTATGACAATGATGGGCAAATTGACATATTAATGATTCAACGTGGCGCAATTCGTAAGGGCGGCGGCGTTGATGTAATGATTGAAGTGATTTAAAATCAATTATGGCATACGAAGAATACGATTACTACAATGAACCAGCCGTGGGAAGCCCTTCCCTAAAGGAATCGTTGTATCAAATTTTGCATGGGCTTCAAAATAAAGATAAATTACGTGAAACCGGTGAAGGTATTCAAAGATTGCGTGAAGCCATTCCTGGTGTAGCTGAATCAGTAGCCAGGGGTGCAATTGCTTCTGTTCCGGGGTCAGTAGGCGATATTAGTGCTTTTGCCAGGGAATATGCCCCGGAAATAATGGATAAAAAGTTTGGCCGCAGAATTGCGCCAACTACCCGTGAAATCCTAGATTACGTACCAAGACTTACACCAACCCATGAAGGCGCATCAACATTAGAGGATGTAGGGGCCGCAATAAGCCCTGGTGTTGGTGGCGTAGCTAAAGACGTTGCGATGCTTGGCAAAGGTAAATCCCTTGGTTTATCCATCATGGGGCCTGAATCTGCCCTATGGAAACCTGAAATGGAATTTCAAGCCAAGCTTATGCAAGCTAAAGGCAAATCAACTCCTGAAGAAATACTTCAAGCTACTGGCATGGTCAAAGGTTTAGATGGCCAATGGCGTACAGAATTAAGCGATCAATTTGCCAAATTAAAAGGTGAAGGCGATACGTTTGGGACAAGACACGGCAATGTTCACCCAAGCAATGATAGATTCACAAGCAATGAACGCCGTGCCCAGGGCGTATTAGTTGAAGATATATTGCATCACCCTGATTTACTTGAAGCTTATCCTGAACTTGGAAAAATTAAAGTTGAAGCGCATGGATCAACAAGAAGTGAAAAAGGTTCATATAGTCAATCAAAAAACACCATTAGTTTAAGGGAAGATTTAAGCCCTGATGAAGCCAAATCTACTTTATTGCATGAATTAACCCATGATATTCAAGCAAAAGAAGGATTTAATCGTGGCGCAAATTACAAAAAACAAGTTGCCAAATATCAATCGCAAAAAGATGAAACAATTTCTGTTATTGAAGAATTAAACCAAGAAGCAAGCAAATATTTAAAAGCTGGAAATAAAGATAAATATGATGAATTGATGAATTTGCGTGATGATTTAGCAATGCAATACATCAAAATTAACCCTGAAAAAATGGGTTATGAAGATTATTTACATCATGGCGGCGAAGCTGAAGCTAGATTGGTACAAAGAAGGGCTAATTTATCGCCTGAAGAACTGCGTACAAGTTACCCTTATCAATTTACTGGGAAAACTGGTTATGGGCTTGATATAAATCCTGATGAAGCAATTATTACTACAAATCATCCTAAAACCATAAATCAACCGTCACAATCCGTTGATTACCGTGGCGCACACAAAGCCCCAACAAATGATGGTTATCATGCTCCAGGCCATGAATTAAACCGTGGAATGTACCCTGAAGATGTATATGGGCCAAATGGCCATCATTATTACGGTACTGGAAGAAATAAAATGGACCGTGAAGTATTAAAAATACTTGGCGAAGCTAGAAATAATCCTGACCATCCAATTACTGTTTATCGTGCCGTACCAGGTGAATTTAAAGACCAAGCAATTAATGCTGGCGATTGGGTAACACCTAGTTTGGACTATGCCCATGAACACGGGTTACGTTGGGATAACCACCATATTATTGAAAAGACAGTACCAGCCAAACATATTTGGACTGAAGGCAATTCATTGCACGAATTTGGATATGATCCAACCGAATAGTATTGACATGGTAGTAAAATAGACGAAAATGTAGTTTGTATTACCCCATCACATAGGAGAACTAATCATGGGCAAAATGGATTCAATGAAGGGCGTACCTTCAACAACTGGCGCAACTTCCCCAAAAGGCGTTGATTCTTCAGATACTACTGGTGAACGTCACGGTAAAATCGTTGGCGGCGTAGCTATGGGCATGGAAGATGAAACTGGTAGCGACAAGCTATTCAATACTGGCCGTACTGCTGGTGTTTGCTACACCCATACACGTGGTGCTTATCAGTCTAAAGACGAAGATTAATTATGACTACCTTCAACGTTGATTTAAACCCTAAAAAATCCGGAATGGATTTGGGTGAAATGTTGAAATTGGATGAAGCAAGAGCCAAAAACAAGCTTTATAAAGATGCCGTGGCCGCTAAATCCCAAATGAAAGTGGCAACACCAGGCGCAGATGCAGTATTAGCTAAAACAGATATGTTAAAAAGCGATTCTGCTGATATGGGTGTTCCATTCAAATTTGGCAATAATTATCAATCAGAAGAATAAAGCGAAAAGCCCTAGCACGTGAAGGTAAACTAGGGCTTTTCTAACCAATACAACCAATCGGAGTAGTTGCAATGGCTGATGTAGATTTTATATTAAAACCCCTGGGTGACAAAATAGTTGTTCGCCCGGATAAACGCATTTTGAGTTCCGTCATCATTGTTCAAAACAAAGAGGTGGATAACATGGGCACGGTAGTAGCCGTAGGACCTGGTAAGAAGGTCAATGGCCGCCGGGAAGCTATGCCAGTAGAAGTGGGCCAATACGTCAGATTCGGCACTATGGGCGGAGAAGAATACCTAAAATATCAAGAATACTTTACTAACGATGAACGTTATCTGATAATGTCATGGCAAGACGTATGCTTTGTAACGGAAAAAACAAATGACTGATGAAACCAAAATTGTATTAGTGCTGGGAAGTATTTCTATATTGCTATGTAGCTGGGCCTATTACCATTGCCTGATGCGAAAACGTGAAAAATATAATAATCTAAAAAAAGCTTTTGAAGATATGGAAAAGCTGGGCAATCCAAGTTGGGAAGCTATTGGAAAACCAGCAAAACGCCCAAGATTATATAAACAAGCAACCGTAGTAACTAAAGGCGAATTGCCAACCCCTAAAGGAAAGAAAATGCCATTAAAGAAAAGCACAAGCAAACAAGCGTTTAAATCCAACGTGTCGGCAGAGGTGAAGGCCGGCAAGCCCGTCAAACAAGCAGTAGCGATTGCTTATAGCGAAAAGCGTGAAGCCGCAAAGAAAACAACGAAAGGTAAGAAATGATTATCAATTTTGGCGATATGACCATTCAAGAAGCCCAAGTAATATTGGCTGGTTTAAAGAAGCTTCCTATGGAAGTAGTAGAAGCATTGCATAACAAGTTCTTGTCGATTGCTAATGAACAGTTTTTGGCCCAGCAACCCCAAGTAAACCCTGATGACATTACAATTGTCAAAAAGGCCGAAGAACAGGAAGCCGCATAATGACTACGCCAAACGTATATCTGCCATACCCTATTCCACAAACAACAAGTGAACTGGAAGCGGATATTAACGCCTTGGTAAGCCAGCCTGGAGTTCCAACTGAACTAACTAATGGCGTATATGCAGTAGAGGAAAGCCCAACTACCCAGGCTGATGTAGATGCGGCAGAAGCTAATAGCGATTCAACATTAGATGAGTAAAGAAACCTTAACCCCTAATCCAGTAGGTAGGCCGTCCAAGTACGACCCTATCTATTGCAACAAGGTATTGGAATATGGGGCATTAGGAAAAAGCTTTGAACAAATGTCAGCTTTAATGGGTATTGGCATCACTACAATGAAGCGTTGGCGTGAAGAATTTGAAGAATTTCGGACTGCCTTGGAAGATGCACAAGCTTTATCGCAGACCTGGTGGGAAGATCATGCTCAAAGTTACTTGGTAGAACATAAAGATGGTGAGAAATTAAACACCGGATTATGGTCACGTTCTATGGCCGCACGTTTTCCACAAAACTATTCTGAACGAGTAAAGCAAGAAATCAGCGGTCCAGGCGGCGCACCATTAAAAACAGGATTTACATTGGAATTTTTAGAAGCAAACAATGGCAACAATCCAACAAGCGAAAGCTAATGCCCGGTTTCCGGCAAAGTTAAAGTGTTTATTTGAGCCAGCCAAAGCACGTTACCGGGTTCTTTATGGTGGACGTGGTGGTTCCAAGTCTTGGAATATAGCCAGGGCATTGCTATTAAAGGGATGCGAAACACCAATTAGGGTGCTATGCGCCCGTGAATATCAAACCAGTATTAAAGATTCGGTTCATAAATTGCTATGTGACCAAATCTATAACCTGGAAATAGAAGCCCATTACGAAATTACAGAACGTACTATTCGTGGCATAAACGGAACGGAATTCATATTTGTAGGCGTTAAAAACAATACAAATAACGTTAAATCCATTGAAGGTATTGATATTTGCTGGGTAGAGGAAGCGCAATCTGTTAGCCCAAATTCCTGGAACGTTTTGGTCCCTACGATAAGAAAAGCTGATTCTGAAATATGGATTAGCTTTAATCCTGAACTACCAACTGATGAAACCTGGAAGCGATTTGTTATAAATCCACCGGAAGGTGCAGTAGTTCAAAAGATCAACTGGTCAGATAATCCTTGGTTTCCTGAAGTGTTAGACCTAGAACGCCGTGCATTGCAAGGTAGGGATATAGAAGCCTATAACAACGTATGGGAAGGAATTCCACGTCAGACGGTAGATGGTGCCATCTTTGCTAAAGAAGTCACTATGGCTGAATTAGAAGGCCGTATATGCAATGTGCCATATGATGCAAGCAAGCCCGTTCATGCAATTTTCGATTTGGGATGGGCCGATCAAACTGCCGTGTGGCTACTACAATTTATAGGCCAGGAAACCAGGCTAATACGTTATTTTGAAAATAGTCAGCAAACCATGAGTTATTACATGGCCAAGCTTCAATCGTTTGGTTATGTATATGACACGATATGGCTACCGCATGATGCAAAAGCAAAATCATTGGGCACCGGTAAATCCATTGAAGAAATAGTAAGGGCCACCGGCATGAAGGTACAAATCCTTGACCGGGTGCCAGTAAATGACAGTATTAATGCGGCCAGGACAATCTTCAGTAAATGCTATTTTGATAGGCAAAATACTGAAGAAGGCTTACAATGTTTAAGACATTACCGGTATGACGTTGATCCCGATACGAAAATGTTCAGTCCAAAGCCGTTACATGACGAATATTCACACGGGGCCGATGCGTTTAGGTACATAGGATTAATGATTAACGAGCCGAAAAAAGCCCCAATACAAAAGTCTTATAGGGCACCGGTAGGCTGGATGGGATAAATAATGGCTGATTACTACGAAGAAAAAAAATATTACGGTGACACAGACGGGGATGCCCGGATTACCGAAGCAATTGAATTCTTACGTCAGGCGGCCGAAGCAGACACTAATAACAGGGCAGAAGCCCTAGATGACGTAAAGTTTGCCGCTGGTGATCAATGGCCAGTAGAAATCCAAAATAGCCGTACCCTAGAAGCTAGACCTTGTTTAACAATCAATAAAGTTGATGCGTATGTACGTCAAATAACCAATCAGCAACGCCAGCAACGTCCACGTATTAAGTGCCAGGGGATGAATAATGAAACTGATGCCAAGATGGCTGAAATTATTACTGGAATATGCCGCCACGTTGAAGTTAATTCCAATGCTGATCATGCTTATGACACGGCTTTTGATTTCGCCGTTAGGATGGGTTGGGGTTATTGGCGTATTACTACTGACTATGTACGACCCGATAGTTTTGATCAAGAAATTTACATTAAGCCCATTGACAATCCATTTACCGTTTACTTTGACCCCAATTCAGTAGCACCGGATGGTTCTGATGCGGAAAAATGCCTTATTACCGTAGTCATGGCTAAAGAAAACTTTAGGAAAATGTACCCTGATGCAGATGATGGTGGTAGCTTTTCTGCACGTGGTACTGGTGATAGCAATACAGAATGGGTAACAAAGCATGATATTCGCATTGCTGAATACTTCTATACCCGTATTATCAGCACCCATTTAGTTTTGTTATCTGATGGCACAACTTCTTATGAAGATGAATTGCCAAGTGCGGAAGCAATGGATATGGCCGGCATTTATGAAGTAAGCCGCCGTAAAACATTTAGAAAATCCATTAAATGGTGCAAAGTTACTGCAATGGAAGTGCTAGAAGAAGGCACATGGGCTGGTAAATACATTCCAGTAGTGCCAACTTATGGCCAGCAATGTATTGTGGATAACAAACGTAAGAAGTTTGGCCTGGTACGTATGGCTAAAGACCCACAACGTATGTATAACTTTTGGCAAACATCCATGACTGAATCCGTTGCCCTGGCACCAAGGGCTAAATGGATCATGGCAGAAGGTCAAGATGAAGGTCATGAAGCAGAATGGGCCGGCGCAAACAATACGTCTTATGCGTATTTGCGTTACAAGATGACTGACATTAATGGCCAGCCAGCACCACCCCCAATTCGCCAAGTACCGGAACAACCACCGGCCGCAATCATGGCCGCATCACAATCAATCACCCAGGATTTGCAAGCCGTAGTTGGTATTTTTGACCCTAATCAATTGCCACAAGGCAACATTAGCGGCAAAGCATTGCAAGGCCAACAAGGTCAGATTGACATGACTAATTTCCATTATTACGACAATTTGACCCGTTCAATTGCGCATACTGGAAGAATTATTCTTGATTTGATCCCTAAAATTTACAGTTCTGAACGTGTAATGCGAATTATTGGGGATGATGGCAAACCTGAATTGACCACAATCAATCAAAAAACAGGCCAACAAGATGAAAACGGCATTGAAATGATACTTAATGATGTAACTGTTGGTGAATATGACGTAGTAATGGAAACTGGCCCTGGTTACAACACTAAACGCCAGGAAGCCGTAGATTCCATGATGACCTTATTGGCCGCTGATCCTAAACTTATGGACCAAGCCGGTGATTTAATTTTTAGAAATATGGATTTCCCAGGTGCAGAAATAATTGCTGACCGCTTGGCTTCAGTCAATCCATTGGCACAAATTGACGATAAATCAGACGTTCCACCACAAGTTCAAATGCAGTTGGCTAATGCCCAGCAACAAATGCAAGCTATGCAACAACAAATTCAACAAATGGCAATGATGATCAAAAACCGTCAAGACGTTGAACAAGTACGTCAAATGGGTGATGACCGCCGTGCAGTATTGGCCGCAGAAGTTAAACTTCATGACCAAAATACCCGTTCTGTTACTACACAAAACAAGACTGAAATTGATGCGTTAATGCAATTGATCCTTGGCCACATGGATACCGAACGTTTAGAACGTGAAATCCAAGCCCGTAATCGTGAGCAATTTGGATTTATGGATGAAGCAACACAAAGCATCCAGGACAACATTCAGCAAATGACACCGCAACCCCAACCCCAACAACAACCCCAACAAGGGCAATTACCACAACAAATGATGTAGTTGCAAAACACTACATTTAGTATTAAGATGGCTTTACAACACTACCTATGGTGTTTTTCATAGGGTTAATTCTTGGAGTTATCCATGTCAGAAGCACAAGTAGCAGAAGTAGTTGAACAACCTAGACAGGCTAGTTCATTAGTAACAAGTGAAAATTTAGCGGATTTTAATGCTGATAAATTAGGTTTAGCTTCCGAATCTAGCCCAACTGCGGCTGAAGTTGATGAAAGTCCTTCAGAGCCAGCGGCCAAAGATGGACAGAATGAACCAAAATTAGCGAATGATGAAGCGACCGGAACAGAAGAAAAGAAGCAAAACCCAAAGTTAGAAAAGCGGTTTTCTGAACTAACCAAGGCACGTAAAGAAGCAGAAGCGCAAGCAACTGAAGAACGTACCAAAAGGGAAGGTTTAGAAGCCCGTTTAGCGGCATTAGAAAGCATTAAGGCACCTACCCAGGCACCTGAAAGCAATCAAAAGCCAACGCCGGACAGTTTTAAAGATGCTTTTGAATATGCAGAAGCATTGGCAAATTGGTCAGCGGAACAAGCATTAGTAAGACGTGAACAGGAAGTAAAGCAAAAGGAAGTTGAAGCTAAACGTGAAAAGGTTATTTCAACCTGGCAACAAAAGCTTGAAGCTACTAAAGCTGAATTACCTGATTACGAAGATATGGTGGCATCTAGCACCGTGACGGTAAACGACACAGTACGTGATGCGATCCTTGAAAGTGATGTAGGACCAAGAATCCTATATGAACTAGCAAGTGATGACGAAATGGCTGAAAAGCTATCCACTATGACTACTTCTAGTGCTTTAAAACTTATTGGGAAGCTGGAAGCACAGTTTGAAAAGACTGAAGCACCAGCGAAAGCGGAAAAGAAAACTGTTGCGGCGAAGTCTAAAGCACCTGAACCTATTCGACCTTTAAAGTCAACGAGTGGTGTAGCCAATGTAGGTATGGACGGCAACGATATGTCCTATCAACAATGGAAAGCCGCTAGACAAGCTGGGAAGATTAGATAAGGTTAAACCTAATTTAATTTTGGAGTATGAAAAATGAGTAATAATTTATTAACCATTAGCAAGATCACCAACGAAGCGTTGATGGT